AGCCGGAGCCCGGTGTCGCCATTGGCCAGCAGACTCGGAAGACCTTCGGACTGTCCTACCGCACTCTGGTCGGCAACGACCTTCTGGGAACCGACGCGGGCTACAAGCTCCACCTGGTCTACGGCGCTCTGGCTGCTCCTTCCCAGAAGGACTACGCAACCGTCAACGACAACCCGGCGGGGATCGAGTTCAGCTGGTCCATCACTACCACTCCGGTGGCGGTCACGGGTCACAAGCCGACCTCGAATCTCACGATCGACTCGACCAAGGTTAGCAGTACTGCTCTCGCCATTCTGGAGGGGTTCCTCTACGGCGGTTCCTCGACCAACCCTTCTCTGCCTTCTCCGGACGACGTCCTGGCGATCTTCGCCGGTACTGTCACGATGGTCACGGCGACTGCTCCGACCTACACGGCGGGTACGCACACGATCAACATTCCGACCGTCACCGGCGTCACCTACTACATCAACGACGAGCCCGTCACCGGCGGCGTGGTCATCTCGGTCGACACTCTCGTCACGGCTCGCCCGAACACTGGCTACGCATTCAATGCGACCTCGGACGACGACTGGGTGATCACCTACAGCTGATCTTCAGCCAAGAGAGGCTAGAGAATGCTCAACTTAACCGTCACCCTCAAAGAAGGTTTCAACGAGAAGGACGACGAATTTGTTCCGATCGAAACTTTTTCATTGGTGTTGGAGCATTCTCTAGCCTCTCTGTCAAAATGGGAGGCTTTCTTCGAGAAACCGTTCCTCTCCAACGACGAGAAATCCTCCGAAGAGATTCTCTGGTACATCAAGGCCATGGTTCTCACTCCGAATGTTCCGGACAAGGTGCTCGCTAAGCTTTCGCAGGGGAATCTCGAAGCGATCAACGAATACATTAACGCTAAGATGACCGCTACCAGATTCAGAGAAGACGACTCTCGTCCCAGCAGGGAAATCGTCACCGCTGAAATCATCTATTACTGGATGATCTCTTTCAACATTCCTTTCGAATGCGAACATTGGCATTTGAATAAGTTGATGACCCTGATACAGGTTTGCAGCAAGAAGAACGAGCCCACCAAAGAACTGAGCATGCAGGAAGTCGCAGCGAGAAACAGAGAATTGAACGCTCGGCGCAGAACTGAACTGAACACTAAGGGCTGAAAGGAGGTTAACAGTTGACGAAAATTGTTTGGGATGCTGTTGGGAGTAGGTTCTACGAAAGCGGAATAGATCGAGGCGTTCTGTTCATCGGCAGTAATCCGGGCATTCCCTGGAATGGGTTGACCTCCATTACGGACAATACGACCGGAGGAGCTTCTAAGTCTTATTACGTTGATGGTGAGAAGTATCTGAACACCATCGGCCGAGAAGAATTCCAAGCGACTCTCACGGCTTTCACCTATCCCGAAGAGTTCGAACCCTGCAATGGTAATTCCTCCCTCAGACCAGGAATGCTTCTGACTCATCAGAAGAGAACGCCGTTCAGTCTAAGTTATCGAACTATGATAGGGGACGATGCGGATTCCGGACACTACAAAATACACATTCTGTACGGTCTTCTTGCTTCCTCGTCAAATCGAACATACAAGACTCTCAGTGATAACGTAGAAGTCGATGATTTCTCTTGGACTTTGACTTCAACCCCACCAGTATTCGCCGGAATTCGGCGAAGTTCTCACGTCATCATCGATACGAGGATCACTGAAGCTTTTATTGTTTCTGGGATTGAAGATATTCTGTATGGGACAACAGGCATTTCGAGTCGTCTTCCCACCTTCATCGACCTCCTTGACATCTTCGACACCGATAACACTCTGACCGTTATCGACAACGGCGATGGGACTTTCACACTCACTGCTCCATTGGCCGATCTATTCATGCTTGATGACAGCATATTCCAATTGACGTGGCCTACAGTGGTGGTCGACACTGACACCTATACGGTTAGTTCTTAGACTAAGGAGAAAATATGGCCACTGTCACTAGTATGACTACTTCTGCGATTCAGTCACGACTCGATCTAAAGGCCGATGCCGCTACTGCTCTGACCAAGAACAATAACCTGAGCGACGTTCAAGACAAAAGCGTCGCCCGCACCAATCTCAATCTCGCTCAACGATTGGGAATAGATGTCCGGGACTACGGCGCCGTAGGTGATGGGATCGCAAACGACACCACAGCGATTCAGAATGCTCTGGCCGCAGCTCTTCCTGGAACCACTGTTCATCTCTCGGGCACGCATTACATCAGTGCCCCGCTTGAGATTCCACCACAGGTTCGTCTTACGGGGAACAACGGATCGCATCTCGACGAATCGACTAAGCCTAGTCTCGTCTTGGCTTCGACTTTCAGTGGCGCAGCAGCCATCTTGATTCAAGACCAAGTAACGGGTGGCTATTCTTCCATCAGCAACGAGCAGCACGTTATGAATCTCTCGATAGATTTCAATAACGTCGCTGGTTCTAACGTCGTGGATGGAATCCAGGTCCAAGGTTTCGTATCCGGTGGAGTACTCGATAACATCGGAATCTTCGAACCGACTGGCTACGGTGTGAACTTCGTCAGTAACGCTTCGGGAGTTGCTTCTTCGTGGCGTGCTTTCCGGGTTACTGTGGTTTACCCTCTGAACTACGGAATCAACGCAACTATCAACGACACAACCTGGGCCGATTGCGAAGTCAAAGGCGGTTTGTTGAGCGGTTGGCAGGTTGGAAATGCAGTCAACAGCACATTCATAGGTTGTCGAGCTGACAACAACACGCAGAACGGTTTCTATTTCGATTCGAGTGCTTCCGGAAACTATGTCGGAGGTCAACTCTTCGTTGGTTGTTCGACGAACCGAAATGGTCAAAACGGTGTGCTGATTCCCTCCGCCGCAAATGGGAAGGCCCCAATCAACTTCTCCGGATGCCGTTTCCAACGGGACGGTTCTACATCCACCTCGGCCGGATACGCTGGCGTCAACATCAATGGGAGTACCCAACCGGTCACTCTCTCTGGTTGTCATGCTTCTCCCGGAGTCGACTCCAGCGGAAGCGGTAACAACAGTCCTCAGTACGGACTTTCCGCTACATCGGGAAACGTTCGCATCAACGGTGGTGTGTGGCATGGTGTAACCGAAGGCATTCACGACGGGGGTTCGAACACCTACTTCAAGCGTGGATTTGACGTTCTTGAGCGAACGGGAACTATCGGAGCTCCAGTCGACGTCATCCGAGGCGTTCAGACGACAGACGGAAATAACGGAAGTCTGGATGTTCCGGGAAATCTTGCTGGCCTTCCAACTCCAATGAGACATGGTGCGACGGCGTGGGTTTATGACGTCGTTGACGTCAACGCTAGTGGTGCTCCTTCGGGAAATGGAATAGTTCAACTCAGTGCGCTCTACGTCTCAAAATCAGTCAATGCCGTGTATCTCTATTGGGATATTGCTACGGCGGGTTCAGGCGCAACTTCCGGTAGAAACTTCATCGGGTTGTACGGAACCGATGGAACTCGGTACGCGAATGTCAATATCGATGCTCGCATTCCAACTACCGGATTGTTCAGGGAAAATATCAGCGCCGCGTTGGCTCCCGGGATGTATTGGGTTGCTTGGTTGATGAATGCGACTACACTTCCTTTGATTTCTCGTAGGAATCTCGTCGCCGATGCTCCCTTGGCTAACTTCGGAACTACCACTACCAGTATGCGGTTTGCATCGAACGGTAGTGGATTAATTGCTCTTCCTTCTCCTTTGGTTGTAGCAAACAACGTCCAATCGAATATTCCGTTCTGGGCCGCTATCGCTTAAAAGGAAAGAGCCGCAATGATCACTTTCAATGTCACCGGAGACTTCCGAGCGATGGAGGACTCTCTCAAGAAGATGTCCAAAATTGATATTCTCGGAATCCTGGAATCCTGTGGCGAAGAAGGCGTTGCGGCTCTTTCCTCGGCCACACCAACCGATACGGGTTTGGCTGCTGGAGATTGGGGGTTCGACGTTCGAGCCTTCGGAGGAATTTACACGATTTACTGGACCAATACCGATGTTGAGTCGGACTTCCCGGTAGCCATCATGCTTCAGTATGGCTATGGAACTGGAACTGGTGGATACGTGCAAGGGCGCGATTACATCAACCCCGCTATTAGACCCATATTTGACCAAATCGCGACTAAGGTATGGAAGGCGGTGACTTCCGCGTGAGCAGTATCGATCAGCGCGTTGTGGGGATGAAGTTCGATAATGCGCAGTTCGAACAGGCAGCCGCCACGAGTCTTGCCACTCTTGGTAAAATCAACAAGAGCTTGCAATTGACGGGAGCCACCAAGGGTCTTGCCGATGT